AATATGAAAAGATATAATAATATAATTAGTATTAATAAACATTATAATAAAAAGAATATATATACTGTTAGATTTATAGAGTGGAAGACATACGAAGAAGATATTAAAGCAGTATCAGAAGAAGACTGTAGAAAGATAATAGAAAATAAACTTTTAAATGGTGAAGTTCCTTCTGAATACTATCCTATTGAAGAGTTGTTAGAGGTTGTTAGAATAGAGGAAAAGATATGAACGTGTTAGAAATATTGCAAGGTAATTGTCTTGATGTTTTGAAAGATATGGAAGAAGGGAGTATTAATACTTGCGTTACTAGCCCTCCTTATTGGGGATTGAGAGATTATGGAACCGCTGAATGGGAAGGTGGTGATGAGAGCTGTGACCATCAAGTAGGAAGGTTTGAACACTCTGTTAGCGAAAAACAAAAAAGCAATTCTGCTAGTGCGGGACATCAAGCAAGAGATATATGCCCTAAGTGCGGAGCTGTAAGGAAGGATAGTCAGTTAGGGTTAGAGGAAACTCCTGAAGAATTTGTAAAGAGCCTAGTCAAGGTATTTAGAGAAGTGAAAAGAGTTCTTAGAGACGATGGCACAGTATGGCTAAACTTAGGAGACTCATACTCTAGTGGAGGAAGAACTACAACAACCAACCAGACTTTAAGAGGTGACAAAAATTATGGAGTCACCAGACCTAAACCAAATAAAAATATCAAACCAAAAGATTTAATAGGAATACCCTGGAGAGTAGCCTTAGCCCTTCAAGAAGACGGATGGTATCTAAGGCAGGACATTATCTGGCATAAGCCTAATCCCATGCCTGAGAGCGTAAGAGATAGATGCACTAAGGCTCACGAATATATTTTCTTACTTAGTAAGAGTCCTAAATATTACTACGATAATGAAGCAATCAAAGAACCTTGCGTAACCAACACAAGGAAGAGAAAGAATTTAAAAATGGGAGGCGATAAGTATGGGGAGCTGAAGGAACATCGCACATACTCAGGCAATCCTTACAAAGATACAGGCAAAAGAAACAAGAGATCTGTTTGGACAGTCACCACAAAACCATTTAAAGGAGCGCACTTTGCAACCTTTCCGCCTGATCTTATTGAGCCATGTATTCTTGCAGGATGTCCTGAGAAAGTATGTCAAGATTGTGGTACTCCTTACAAAAGAAAGATAGAATCTAAAAGGGTTAAAAGAAACGAGCTACCTAAAGACGATCCAAGATATAGACCTAATGAATACAAAGGAGCTTATGCAGACATAAATGGTAAAGGAGATGCAGGATATAACTTTACAAAAGACTTAGGACTAACAAAGCAGTGTGACTGCGCAACAGAGGAGACTAAAGCTGGTACAGTTCTTGATCCTTTCGGAGGAGCTGGTACAGTAGGTATGGTATCGGAACAGAACCGCAGAAACGCAGTACTGATCGAATTAAATCCTGAATACATAGACATAACCAAAGAAAGGTTACTAACAAATCAATTAAAACTGGACAACATATAAATATGGGACTATAATATTTAATACGAAATAAAGAAAGGTTACCCCTTGTAACAGAGCCTTGTCGTTAGGCACAACAACATAACTATCTTTAACCTAAACCCAGGTTGCTGAAGACAACTGTTTCTATGGCAGGTTAGTGAGTGGATGCACTAGTGGCTCGTAAACATCCACACCTTCTTTTTATTTCACATAAATAACTTGCAATTAGGTTTGGATTCCTGTATAATCCGCCTATGTTTAATTTAATCAATAATGAAAGGAGAGAACTATGGCTATATTGAAAGACGTAGCTGTGTATTGGGCATCTCTTAGCGATGCTAATACAAGATGGGAACCTCATACTTTCCAAGCAACAGCAGTTGTATCAAAGAAAATAGCTGCTGAGTTTGAAAGTAAAGGTCATCGCATCAAGGAAATAAACGAAGAACCTGCATTGTTCTTTAAACAATATGCTAATAAACCAGATGGAAGTCCTAATCCGCCTATAAGAGTAGTGGATGAGAACAAGAATCCATTTGACGAGGCTGTTGGTAATGGCTCTATTGTAAATATTCAATACGAAGAGAAAGTCCATGACAACAAGTTTGGGAAATTCCCCTGGCTACAGCTCAAAGCAGTTCAAGTGATGCGCGACAAGCATGTGCCTTACAATAGGGACGAGTCAGTAGACGAGTTTGATATTGAAGGCGATGCTGACGACATCGAATTTTAGTAGGTGACTTATGGAAGATAAGTTATCAATTAAAATAGAGGGAATGCCAACAATCTTTAAGGAAGATCTTGATTCTAAAATAGAGAAGGATGTTTTCGATGAGATTATTCGCAGGAACTCTGAGCTGGGACAGCTTAACATGAGAATGTTACAAGCTAACATACTCATTAAAGGACTGTCAGACACCTTAATAGGCTTAATGAAAAAGTCAGACAAAATGACAACATCTGAAAGTGACGAATTGAAAGAGCCTCCTCAAGGTGAATAGTGGATCTTGAACGTTTGCGTCCAGTTATGCCACTGAAAAAAAATAACTGAAATTGCAACAGCAGTTGGCAGACCTGCTGTATAATATAAAACTGCCATGAATTTTAAGAGGAGTAGCTATGGAAAAACATACTGAGTTTGTTGAGTTTCATCAACCATGTCCTGAATGTTCTAGTAGTGATGCGTGTTCTATAAACGAAGACGGATCTGCTAAGTGTTTCAGTTGCGGAGAGTTCTTCCCTAACTACTACAAATCCATTGGAGAGGAGATGCCTATGGGAGCTAAAGTAACAAACATAAAACAAGAACAGCAGAATAAATTGGAAGTCCCTAAGAATGGGATATTCACCAGCATAGAACACAGAAATATTTCAGAGAAAACAGCTAGGAAATATGGTGTAAAGATTATAAACAAATATAATTCGGATGGACAACCTGTTGTAGGGGATCAAGTATTCCCTTATTATTCTGAGAATAAATTAGTAGCTACTAAAGTTAAATACGAAACTCCACCAGGATCTAAGAAGATATTTAAAATAACTGGAGAGATTTCTGAGAGTGGTTTATTTGGAGAACAACTATTTAAAAGTGGCGGAAAATATCTTACCATTGTTGAAGGAGAGTATGATGCCTTAGCCGCCTACGAAATGTTAGGATCTAAGTGGGCTGTTGTGAGTATAAAGACAGGCGCACAAGGAGCTGTAAGAGATATAAAGAATAGTCTTGAGTTTGTTGAGAGCTTTGATAACGTTGTTATATGTTTTGATAGAGACAAAGCAGGGCAAGAAGCCGCTAAGAAAGTAGCAAGAATACTAACACCTGGGAAAGCTAAGATATTTAGAATACCTAATGGCTTTAAAGATGCTAATGATATGTTATTAGCAGGAGCTAAGACACAGTTTAATCAATCGTTTTGGGATGCTAAGACCTATACTCCTACAGGAGTTATAAACGTCTCAGATTATAAGCTAAAGTTTTTAAATAGAGAGAAGAAACAAACTGTTCCTTTTCCCTGGGAAGGGCTAAACAAAAAATTATATGGGCTACAAGAAGGATCTTTAATGACCTTATGTGGTGGCACAGGACTAGGCAAATCCTCTGTCACTAGAGAGCTGGAACACTGGCTTATAAAACAGACAAACGATAATGTAGGGATCATAGCTTTGGAAGAAGATCCTAATAGAACTATCAGTGGTATATTATCTATCGAGGCAAATGCCAGATTATACATAGACCAAGAACTAGAAAGATTTTCTAATGAAGAGATAAATAAATACTTCGATATACTATATAACGGAGAGAACGAGAATAGAGTATGGATTCATGCTCACTTTGGTACTAATTCCATAGAAGAAATATTCTCTAAGTTAAGATACATGATAGTAGGTTGTGGTTGTAAATGGGTAGTGATAGATCACCTTCATATGTTGGTTAGTGCTATGTATGAAGGTGACGAGCGAAGAGCCATTGACGCAATCATGACTAAACTCAGGTCTATATGCGAGGAGACAGGAGTAGGGATGGTACTTGTCTCACATCTTCGCAGGATAGATGGCAATAAAGGACATGAGAATGGAATACAAGTAAGCCTTAGCCATCTTAGAGGAAGTCAAAGCATCGCACAACTAAGCGATAGCGTTGTTAGTCTTGAAAGAGATCAGCAATCAGACGATCCTGAAGTAGCTAACACTACCATACTAAGAGTACTGAAATCTAGGTATACTGGAGATGTAGGAATAGCAGGTAGCTTACTGTACAATAGAGAAACGGGCAGACTACAAGAAGTCTTCCATGAATTTGAAGATGATGGTAGTGATATAGAGTTCGATGACTATGCGTAGCCTTGTATTTGATATAGAAACTGATGATTTGAAAGCCACGAAACTGTGGTGTATGGTCGCTCAAGATACTGACTCTGGTCAAACATATAAATTTGCTCCTCACCAACTGGAGTCAGGTCTTGAGTTACTTCAATCAGCAGATAAATTAATAGGACATAATATAATTGGCTTTGATATTCCTGTTATTAAAAAACTAACAGGTGTGGACTTAACAGATAAAATAATAATAGACACTCTTGTTTTATCGAGGCTGTTTAATCCTAACAGGGAAGGTGGTCATAGCCTTGAGATGTGGGGATATAGATTAAAATTTCCTAAGATAGATTTTGAAGACTTTGAAACATATAGTCCACAAATGTTGAAGTACTGTACTAGAGATGTTCAGGTTAATAAAGTTTTATTCGACTATCTAAAAAGAGAATCAAAAGGATTTACAAAAGAAAGCGTGGAATTGGAACATATTGTTGCAGACATTATAAAGGTGCAGGAACAGAATGGTTTCGAGTTTAATAAAAAAGAATCAGAGAAACTACTGGCTACTCTTTACAAGAGAATGTCAGAAGTAGAAACAGAAGTGCATGAGACTTTTAAACCTAAGGTAATGAGAGAAGAGATAATACCTCAGCACAATAAGAATGGTTCACTTTCCAAGCTAGGGTTAAACATAGACACTAGAAAGAAAGTCCACTTATCTTTAGAAGAGCAGATAGCGTTTGCAGAAGGCGAAGAAGTTATTGTTCGTACTCATGAAGAACCTTTTAATCTAGGATCTCGGAAACAAATAGGGGAGTACTTGCAAGATTTTGGATGGAAACCTACTAAACTTACACCTACTGGTCAGCCTGTAGTAGATGAAAAGATACTAAGCAGGATAAAAGATATTCCTGAGGCTAAATTAATTGCAGAGTTTTTATTGCTCCAGAAAAGGATAGCTCAGATTGAGTCGTGGATAGAGGCTGTCGAAGAAGACGGACGCATTCATGGTTTTGTTATTCCTATGGGAACCATTACATCTAGGATGAGCCATCGTAGTCCAAACGTAGCTCAAGTTCCTTCTGTTAAGAGTCCTTATGGTAATGAATGTAGGTCTTGCTGGACAGTTAAAAAAGGATATAAACTTGTGGGCATTGATGCGTCTTCTTTAGAACTAAGGATGTTAGCTCACTATATGAAAGACGAGGAATTTACAAATGAAATCACCAATGGAGACATACACACCCATAATCAAAAAGTTGCAGGACTTCAATCAAGAGATCAGGCAAAAGTATTCATCTACGCAATGCTCTACTCTGCCTCAGCTAAGAGACTTGGACTCTTGGTTGGTGGAAGCCAGGAAGATGGGACGAGACTTAGAGAACGTTTCTTTGCTAGTCAACCTTCATTTAAGAGACTTAGAGATAGAGTTGGAAAAGCTGCTAAGAAGGGCTTCCTCAAAGGATTAGATGGTAGGAAGATGGTTATAAGAAAACCACACGTAGCCCTCAATACTTTACTACAGGGAGCTGGAGCTGTGGTTATGAAGAGAGCCTTAGTTATCTTAGATCAAGAGGCTAAGAAAAGAAATTTAGATTATAAGTTTGTAGCTAACGTACATGACGAATGGCAGGTGGAAGTTCACCCTGCACATGCAGATTCTTTTGGTAAAATAGGAGTAGCCTCCATCAAAAAGGCAGGGGAATTTTACGATATGGATTGCCCTTTAGATGGGGACTATAAGATAGGAAATGACTGGAGCGAAACACATTAAAGATCAGTTGAATTTTTTTGAAGACGATCATTCTGATTTAGTATTTGAAGATGGAAAAATTTGTATAAAGTGCAATACTAAATTACCTTTAGAAAGTTTCAGTCCTGCATCTGGCGGTAACTTTCTTAGACCTGAATGTAAAAAGTGTAACAATGAATTAAGTAAAGTTAGAGCCAGATTAAAAGAACAGTATGGAATGCCTGAAGAAGGACATGTATGCCCTATATGTTTAGGCACAGAAAAACAGGTCAATGGTTTAGGCAATAAAAGAAATGGCTCTTGGGTTATAGACCATTGCCACGAAAGCGAAACGTTTAGAGGATGGCTTTGTCATACATGCAATAGAGCTTTAGGAGGATTTAAAGATAATACCTCCATACTTAAACGAGCTATAAACTATTTAGAAAAACATAGAAAGGAAAGTAAATGAAAAAATTAGACACTCTTGTAGAAGACATCTACAAAAAGTTAGACACTCTAACAGAAGGGAAATCTTTAGGTGTGTCGGAAGAAACTGCTGATGCCTTTGGTGAGGCTATGAAAAATGCTTTACTTAATTGGTCAGGAGAACATCCTCAAGAACAATCGACATTAAGAATGTCTAACATAGGAAAACCATCTCGTCAGTTATGGTATGATATAAACTCTGAAAATAAAAAGCATGATTTTTCAGCTCCTGTTCAAATAAGATTTTTGTATGGACACATACTGGAAGAAGTGGTTTTGTTTTTAGCTCGTTTAGCAGGACACGAAGTAACAGACGAACAGAAAGAAGTAGAAGTAGATGGAATCAAAGGACACATGGACTGTAAGATTGATGGTGAAGTTATAGATATTAAAACTGCCTCAGGTTTTGCATTCAAGAAATTTAAAGAAGGAACTTTAGCAAGTGATGATCCTTTTGGTTACATGGCACAGATAGCAGGATACGAATTTGCAGAAGGATCTAATAAAGGTGGATTCCTTACACTCAACAAAGAGAACGGAGAACTTACTTTATTTAGACCTGAAGAACTAGATAAGCCTAATGTAGAAAGTCGTATCAAAATGTTAAAGCAACAAATGGAATCTGATACACCTCCTGAAAGATGCTATGATCCTATTCCTGAGGGTTCTTCAGGGAATATGAAACTACCTAGACCTTGCGTATATTGTAGACATAAGTTTGAATGTCACAAAGATTCAAATTTAGGAAAAGGACTAAGGGTATTTAAATACGCTAAGAAGTATGAATACTTAACTACTGTAGCAAAGATTCCTAGAGTTGTAGAAGTAACTAAGAATCCTATACTAGGCACAACATCTGAAACAAAACAAAGTAGTTCTAAGTTATCTATGGTAGCTAAATGAACGGAAGAAAAGCAAAGGCTATAAGAAAAAGAGGGAGGGAACTGCTCGTTGAGTGGTTGCATTCTGTTATACCTGACGAAGATAGAAACAAAATAAATGTGGATAATTTAGAAGAGTTTCTATCTCCTCAGACTCATATATTTGCAAACAGGAAATTATTACTGAGTGCTTTTTCTTTGAAATGGGTATATAAAAAACTTAAAAGAGATCCTAATCTTACCTTAGATGATCTTGAGAACTCTTTGCAGCGCAAAGACTTATAAATGAGAATTTTATTTACATTATTTTTATTATTACACACGAAAACTATAAACGTAGGAGAGATTGTAGTTATGGATAAGAAAGAATTGATGGAAGAACTAATTGTAGACGAAGGTAAAGTAAGCGAGATATATAAAGATCATCTAGGCTACGATACTTTTGGAGTAGGGCATTTAATAACCTCTAAAGATGACGAGTGCGGTAAGCCAGTAGGAACAGAAGTCTCTGAGAAAAGAATAATGCAATGTTTAGAACAAGACATTGATGGAATATGTTCTGACTTAGATAGGAACATTCCTTTCTGGAGAGAGCTGGACGAAGAGAGACAAAGAGTAGTAGCTAACATGGCTTTTAACTTAGGCATAAACAGATTACTTCAGTTTGAAAAATTCTTAGATGCTTTAGAAAACAGAGACTACAATAAAGCCGCAGTTGAAATGATGGACAGTCGATGGGCAAGGCAGGTTGGTCCTAGAAGTGAGAGATTAAAAGAAAGAATGATTAAAGGATCTAAAAATTTCTCATGACTGTTGAATTGTCAGAACTTGCAGAAGTACTTAAAGAGATGGATTTAGATGCTATCCCTTTAGACGATCTTCTTGTAGCTGTAGGAAGTGTATTGTTTACAGGAACTACAGTATCAGAACTTGACACTACATTATTAAATCGACTATCGTTTTTAGTTGACCAAGAAATACATAAGAGAGAAGGAGTTCTTCATTAGTGAAAAGAAAACCTAGAAAACGTAGACCTATTGAAAAAGGATTACCAAAAGGATATGATTCTAAATGGGAGTATGAACTGCACCAAGAAGAACTAAAGAATTGGGAACACCATACTAACAAAGTAGATTATGTTATTGAACATAAGTATGAGCCTGATTTTATAAAGGTAATAAATAAAAAACAAATATTGCTTGAGGCTAAAGGAAGATTTTGGGACTATGCTGAATACAATAAATATGTATGGATAAAAAAATCTTTAAAGAAAAATCAAGAACTAGTATTTTTATTTTCTAATCCGTCAGCTCCTATGCCTGGTGCTAAGAGAAGAAGAGATGGAACAAAAAGAACTCATGCTGAATGGGCAGAGGCAAACGAATTTAAATGGTATAGTAGAGAATCTCTACCTAAAGTTTGGAGAAAATAATGAAAGATGATTGGAACGAAGTATTTGAAACAGCGCATAAAGTTATAGATGGACAGTATAAATTTAACGAACCAAATATACTAGAGTCTATAAAGAAACATATAGATAATACTTACAACGCTCACTATGCACATGGTAAGTATCAAGCTACTGACATGATTGTAGACGCAGGACATGGGGAAAGTTTTTGCGTAGGAAACATTATGAAATATGCAATGCGCTATGGAAAAAAGGATGGAAGAAACGTAAAAGATCTTCTTAAAATAATACACTATGCTATGATAGCAATTTATATTTATGACGAGGAACAAGATGGGAGAAGTTAGATTACCTACTCAGTATCAAGAGTTTATACATCTTAGTCGATACGCTAGATGGAACGAAGAACTAAAAAGAAGAGAGACTTGGCAAGAAACAGTTGCTAGGTACTTTGATTATATGCAAGAGCATTTAAAGTGGAAACATAAAACAGACATATCTAAAGTTAGACCAGAGCTAGAGAGAGCTGTGCTTAACTTAGAAATTATGCCAAGCATGAGAGCATTAATGTCAGCAGGAAAAGCGTTGGCAAGAGATAATGTTGCAGGTTTTAATTGTAGTTATGTTGCTGTTGATAGTGTTCGTGCATTTGATGAAACACTTTACATACTTATGTGTGGCACAGGTGTTGGATTTAGTGTTGAGCGGCAATACATAAATAAACTTCCTGATCTTCCAGAAGAACTACATCCTACAGATACTATAATTAAAGTAGCTGACTCAAAGATTGGATGGGCTAAAGCGTATAAAGAATTACTATCCCTGTTATACGCAGGACAAATACCAGAGTGTGACCTAAGTAACGTTAGACCTCAAGGAGCTAGGCTTAAAACCTTTGGAGGTCGCGCTAGTGGTCCAGCACCTTTAGATGATCTTATACAATTTACAATTAACATATTTAAGGATGCTATTTCTAAAGGACAAAGAAAATTAGTATCAATCGACTGTCATGATTTGATGTGTAAGATTGCAGAAGTTGTTGTAGTGGGAGGTGTTAGACGTAGCGCTTTAATCTCACTCAGCAACCTCTCAGACGAGCGTATGCGCATTGCTAAGTCAGGTTCTTGGTGGGAGCATAGTCAACACAGAGCATTATCTAATAACTCAGTAGCCTATACAGACTCAGCAGAAATGGGAGCATTCATGAAAGAATGGCTATCTCTATATGAATCTAAGAGTGGTGAACGAGGTATCTTTAACAGACAAGCAGCAGAAGAACAAGCATCTAAGAATGGTAGGCGAGAAGAGTATAAAGACTTCGGATGTAATCCATGTAGTGAAATTATACTACGCAACAAACAGTTCTGTAATCTAACAGAGGTTGTTGTTAGACCTAACGATGGCTGGTCATCTCTTTCTCGTAAGATTGAACTAGCAACTATATTAGGTACGTTCCAAGCAACATTAACTAACTTTAGATATTTAACTAAGGCTTGGAAAACAAACACAGAAGAAGAGGCATTGCTTGGAGTATCTCTTACAGGTATTATGGACAATACAAAACTTACTGGCGGAGCAACACTAGAA